GATGTGGGTTCATTCCACCACTTTGAGAACCACCTATATCCTTCGGACCTGTCCAGAATTCTACTTGTTGCCCATTGGGATTTCCATTCTCCCATTCTTCAATTAATAACATTGGGCAATCTGTCCACATAATACCTTCGTCTGTTGATGGGTTGTTGTGCCCAGCATTGTGAACATCTAATCTTATCTCTGCTTCTTTGTCTTTACCCCAAGAGTTATACCACCATTCACCAGACATATCACCAGAAGTCCATCCGTAATTTGGTTGGTCATTTACTTTTTGAGTACCACCAGAAATATAAACATTAAGACCTCTATATCCGAAACCTCCGTGCCAACGGAAATATAATCTTATTGCTGTATTGTTTGATGAGGGTGTGAAATTCCACGTGAAGAAATCTTCGAGTTGTCTTAAGCTGTATTGGTTACGTGCAATCCTACCTTTTGTTGGGTAAGAGCCTCCTCCAACACTACCACCTGTGTCTTGACCACCTGGTCCAGCAGGTTTGTATTGCCATACTCTACGTTGTAGTAATCTAATTCCTTGATTAACTCCGTCTATTTTTTGAGGAGCAGGTTTGTGTTTGTAGTTGTCTGGATTAAATTTTGTCATTACTTCATCGTCACTTTCGTTGCACCAAAACTAACTATCTTAGGCATAGACTTTTTGAAAGGCATTGGTATTTTTGACTTCTTATAATTTCCCCTACTCATTGATACTTTAATTATCTTTTTCTTAGAACCATTATTAACGTGTGCACAATTACTACCACACTTTCTTGGACTAGGACAACTTGAACAATACATTATATTAACCTCTCGCCTTTCTTAGTTTTCTTATTATACTCTGGGTCTCCGTCTGGGTACTGAACACAGGCTGTTTTAACTCTGAATGGCATTCCTTTGCCTTGTATGATAAGTGCAGGATATAATTCCTTTTCCATCCATTCGTAAGTGAATTGAACACACTCATCTTCAGTTTTAAAATTCGTCTCCGTTTTCCATCCTTCTAGACATTGACCGTTTATCCAACACACAAAGAACATCGGAACAAAAAACATCTCCATTTTCCTCTCCTTTGTTTGTCTACCCCAAGACTAATCTTTTATCTCTACTAAGTCGTCCTTTATTATGCCCTTACATTTTAAGAATTGCCTATACAATTTTACCCAATCAGACATACGCATTACAACCAGACTTTCTCCTGTTGTCATTTGGTTTCGTCTGGATATCACAACAGGCAGCTCCGAGCTTCCGTGTCCTGATATACCTTTTTCTGCCTGTTCTATTGCGGCGTAAGGAGAAAACTTCTCGGTTCGCTTTGCTTCCACCCATATCTCGTCTGTCCCTGCAAGGTCAGCACTACCACCACCCTGAAAGGTTCGTCCACCTCCAGACAAAGGTGCTCTATAGCAAACCTCTTTGCCATTGTAGACTTCTTCGTTTAAGTACTTAGCTAGTTCTCTTTCGTAGGCATCGCCTTTATTCTTTGGAGATTTTAATTTTGTCATATGCTTTCCCAATCCTTTGATAAGCCATTGTATTGTTGATTATATTCTTGACACTTGTTACAGAAGTACTGCCATTTAGGACGAGGCTTAGTAGTCTTACACCTCATACAAGGTCTTGTCCAAGTCTTGGTATGCTTATCACTAGACAAAGCAATCACATACTTTGCTCCTTCAAACTCTGCTAATCCTTCACGATGTAGAATTCTTTTTACTGTGTCCACACAAAACCCTAGATGTTGTGCCATCTCTGTATAGGGTTTCTTTTCTTTAACGGCACTCTTCAAATATTTGAGAGTGTCCTGTGTGACCTTTACAGGTTTTCCCATCTGCCTCCTTTATGCGCAAATCAGTTACTAATACACTACTACAAAGTTTTATCGCTGTAAAATATTTATTCAGAAATGCTTGATTTACCTGGGGAAACAGACGAGGCGACAGCCTCGGATGTGGTGTGTCTAAAAGTAGGAGGTTGACAAAAGACTTGACAGGGGGTTATACCTATTAGTACTAACTCACTAACAGGAACAACTGCTAAAGCAGTTGTCCTTCAGTTAGTAGTCTAGTAGTACTATTAAGTCTCAGAGGAAATCCCAAGCCATCTTTCAATTTCATAGCGAGGAACCATTAATATTCTAGATATTTCTGATGCAGATTTTCCTTCTGACAGAGAAAGTTTCTTAGCTTTTTGTTTTAAAGATTTAGTAGATACAATAAAGTTTTCTCCATTCAATAAATTTTCACACCAACCTATGTAATGAGTTTGATGCAACTCTGTTTGCTGTCGGACTTTTCCGAAAGCTACCTGCGTTACCATATTGAGACGACTATCGGGAGGCATCAAAGCCTCTAGATATTTAAAGGGAGAGAACTCTCTTCGGTCTAATGTGTATACGGTTAGGTCTTTGTCTAGCAATCCAGCCTTAGCTTTTGCATCTGCTTTGTCTTGAAAGATTTGAGAAACAAATACCTGTGTATCAACATCAGTTAATTGGGCAGTCGAACCTGCCTCTCGTCCTAGTCCACCTTCACCTGGTTTGTTTCTGTGATGGACAAGTATAACTGATATACCTTTATTACGTATACTCTTTGCAACAAAGTTTACCTTTGCCCATTCACTAGGACTGTTCTCATCCATACCACGAAAGGCATTACGGATTGTATCTATAACTACGATATTAGGCTTAACTTTATCCAACCATTCACCTAAAAGACGAAAGTCTTTTTCTTCCATTAGGTTCATTTCCCCACCATCTTCTGGAGTAATCAAAGTAGGAGACCATAAACCAAAGTGTTCGTTAGTATCTCCAAAGGTTTTATTAAAGTTTTGCATTCTTCTTAAGGCAGTTCTTCTAGGATTATCGTAATCCATATAGAATACCTTACAAGGTTTACCCATTTCGTAAGGTCCGAAACTCTCATTACCTGCACATAAAGAAGTTAATAATGCAGATAGTAGGTAGGACTTACCGTGTCCATTAAAACCTACTACCTGCGTAATAGTAGCTTCTGGTATTAGTGGGTCGCACCAATAAGGCTCGTCTTGTATGGAATCAAGAATCCTTTCTACAGCATCTATGTAGATAGGAACAAGCCTAGAAGGTTCTATTACTTCCTTGTCTTGGTCTGTGCTACTAACTAAAGGGAGCTTTGCACGTTTATTAATTCGCTCTCCGTCTTTGTAATCCTCTGGATAGTTTCTCATATCCATATCCAAAGCAGATTGCATCTTAACCTTTAACCATCTCTCAGTTTCTTCTTTAGAGTGGCGACCATAGTCAAAGAATTTGTCGTGATAATTTAAAACAGATTGAAAAAGGTCATCTTTTACTAAACCTCTACGTACCATCTGACCACAAAACCGTACCATCCATCCGTCTGTACCGTCCCCGTCAGATAATTTCCGTCCTAAATGTTTAACTCTTAGTTCTGTTTGTTCATATATTGTTAAGGTATCCTCTATGTTTGCTACCTTAACCTCTGATAAATCCATAGTATCAAAAGAAAAGTTTCTTTCTATCTCTGGTTCTACTTTATCTGTTGGTTTTCCTTTCCAAGGGAAATCGTTTAAGTCATCCCAATCAAAAGTTTCAGCTACCTTCCATACGTATTGATGAGTAACCTTACCATCTTTGATTTTAATACTAGGAGGCATAACAACATAACCTCCGTCTCCTCTTAAATCTAATCCTTGTACGTCTACCCAATCTCTTGCTATGCCACCTACTTTGTTAGCAAATCTTTTACCGTGCTGTGGGTGTGCAAAGTAATAGTGTTCACCTCTTACTGTTTTAACAGTAAAAGGAGACTGTAAATTTTTCTTCTTAGCATACTGTACTGCCTCTTCGTTATCACAGTCTAAAACTATTACACCTGATATTGAACCTGTAATTAAAGCTAGATTAAAAAGTTCTACTCTACCACCACCAGACGTGGGTGCTCCTTTATCAAACCATTCATCTACCTCTTCTTGTGTAGTTGCTTTAGTTTGATATTGTTTCCATTCTGCTAATGGTTTTTTACCTGTCATAGAGAGAGGAATAATTGACCATCCTCTATCTATGCATTGACAAGCCTCTTGATATAAGAGGTTCTTAAGTTGTTCCTTTTTTGTCATCGTTATTGTTATCCTTAAAGTAATTATCTATGTTGATTGAAGGGTCAGCTTTTTTCAGTTGTTCAAAATGCCAAGTAGTCATATACCTAGTTTGCATCATACGATATGGTGCAGTCCTAGATTTACCTAACACTTCAGCAACCTTACGCACACCACCAAAATCTTCTATCAATTTTTTTGCGTTAAATTGCACTTGAGCCTCCTATTATGTGTGTTAAAATTAGATTATAGTATTGTCACATATACGGTAATAAAGAAAGTAGTATTATATATAATACAAAGTTTTATCGCTTATGAGACACTTACCTCTTGTATTATAAATGAAACAAGTCTATATTGAAAGCACGATTAACTTAAATAGGACGGTAAATATGAGCGATTGGGATAAGTTCGAACAACAAGCTAAACACAAACCTCTTACAGAAATGATAGAAGGATTACTTGATGCTCGAAGAAAACAGGACGAGGCTAACAAACTCGTTGAACAATTCGAGGCTAAATTGATAGCCGAATTTCCAGAGGAATTTGGAGAACAATCAAAAGCCATTGGTGACAATATCGTAACTGTCAATAGACAGGAAAGATTTCATTGGGACCAAGACAAGTTGGAGGAAATTTTTAACAAGTCTCCTCTACCTCCACACGTTAAACGCAGACTAACTGTTGAGAAACGTACCTATCAAAAACTAACCAAAGCAGAACAAGACACGGTAGAACCTGCGTTGACAATTAAGCCAGGTCCTGTATCTGTTAAAATCACAAGGAGTAGCTAATGTTCAAACCTATGAACACTTCCGATGATGAGACTGCTAAAAGAAAGGTTTTGTTATACGGACATCACGGTTGGGGTAAAACAACCCAACTAAAGTATTTCCAACAGGAATATGGAAAAGGTTTTATCTTATCTGGTGAGAGTGGATTAAGTTCTATTCGACAAGCTAAGATAGATTACCTACCATTCTCAAGTTGGGATGGAGAAGTCAATCAAGAAAAAGGAGTATATTCCTTTAAGTCTATCTTTAAGTTTATAAAGTCAGAGGACTTTAAGAAACAAGGATACAAATGGATTGGCATAGATAGTTTAACTGAGTTATCAGACCTATCTTATAAACACGCAGAGCAGGAGGCAGAAGAACTTGCCGAGAAGCTAGGCAAAAAGAACCCAGACGGATTTGCTATATGGGGTAATCACGCACAACAATTACTAGGTGCTTGTAAAGCAATTAGAGATTTAGATATGCACGTGATTGTCACAGCACTAGCGAAGGAGAGTACAGACGATAACGGTAATACAGATTACTGGGCGATGGTCGCTGGGAAGGCAACAACACAACAACTACCTGGTATTTTTGATTGCGTTTTTTGTGGAGTTAGAGTTTCACAAGAAGTGGATGGCAGACAGCAGGTACTTCGTTACACTATTACAGATGAAGTTAGAGGATGGCACGGCAAAGTTCGTGACGAATACCGAAGGCTTAAACCTGTAGAAAAAACGGGTAATGTTGTTGAGTTACTGAAACGTCTCGATATGACCGATGACGAATATACTAAACTTAAATCTAAAAAAGGAGAAAAATAATGTCGTTCAGTTTTAATGACTTAAATTTATCTGGTGTAGAAGTCTCTACGTCAGCACCAATACTAGAACCTGGTAGATATGTTGTCGAAGTTAAAGAGGCAGGATTAAAGCCAACTAGAAATGGTGGTACTGCTGTAGAACTTAGTATGACAGATACTAAAGGGAAAGGTTCCCTTCGTGCGTGGATAAACGTACACGTACCTAGTAGTAAAGTTGCTACAAGGATTGGTAGAGAACAATTAAAGGCTCTACTAATACACGGTGGACATCCTAATCCTAATAACCCAAGTGACATTGGCTCTATCAAAGGATTAAAAGTGGGAGCATCTGTTGGTAAGGACACATACAAAACAGATAGTGGAGAAGAAAGAGTTGGCAGTAGGCTAAAAGGTTTCTTTGACCCATCGGAGATAGACCCCTCAATAGAGAAGAGGGCGAATGGTAAGGTAGATAACTCTACTACTTCTGATAAGTCAGACGACTTAGAAGAAACAATTCCATTCTAAACAGTTAGTCTATCCCCTGCACTCCTACTATCAGTCAATGCAGGGGGTGGACTATTTTTCCAATAACAGTTAGGTATAAAAATGGATTTGGCACAATTAATAAATGAAGCCTACGAGAAGGAAGAAGATAAGTTCCCTCAAAAGCCAAGGCAATACATAGGAGCCTCAATCATAGGAAATCCTTGTGATGCCTACCTAGCCTTCGTCCTACG